TTGGTCTTTGGAGAAGTACCGCCGCAATCACTTCAATAAAATTATTGATGCTATCTGCTTCTTATTTTAACACTGGCACCATCGCAACACTCTGGGGTATCTAATGGCTAATCCAACTCTCACCCTTATCTCATCCCAGACTCTCGGCGGTACAACTGCCAGCGTAACTTTTTCCTCGATTCCTACCTCGTATAACGACTTGAAGTTGGTTGTGAGTGCGAGAGGGGATGCGGCGGCGTTTCCAGTCGCGGTAAAAATTGCGATCAACGGCGATTCTGGAACCAACTATTCCTACACAAATCTGCTCGGCAATTCGTCAGCGGCTTCATCCACTAGAGCCTCAAGTGCCACCTCTGACTTGATAGCGAACATGGACGGCGCAAGTGCTACGGCTTCAACTTTCGGAGCGTGGGAAATCTACATACCGAACTACAACTCAACGGGAAGCAAGCCGTTCTTTGGAATTGATGTAATTGAAACTAATGACACGACAGCGAGCCATGCTGAGATTCAAGCAAATGCTCATCTTTATCGTGGCGCGAGTGGAATTACCTCAATCGTCTTAACGCCTAACTCTGGCAACTTTGTTCAGTACAGCAATTTTTATTTATACGGCATCAAAAACTCATAGGGAGAAACAAATGGCTGATGTTCTAATCGTGGATTGCACAACAGGGGAAGTGACAACTCGCCCGCAGACGGCTGAGGAGATTGCGGCTCAAGAGGCTAGCGCGGCTCAAGCCCAAGCAGAGGCCGAGGCTAAGGCACAGGCTGAAGCCGATGCACAAGCCGCTAAATCAAGCGCAATTTCTAAGTTGGCTAAGTTGGGTCTAACCGATGAGGAAATCGCCGCATTGGTAGGCTAATTCAATGGCTAACTACCGCTATCTTTTTGCCGATCTCTTAACGAACACCATCCTTGCTGAGTTACCGCTAACGGCTGTCAATTTCACGCAACAGTTAAACACCGCAGGAACCTTTACGGGTGAATTGTTAATTTCCGGTGTCAATACAACAAACCTCAATGTGGCAAGTGCGACTATCCCTGCCCGTACCGCCGTTTATGTAGACCGCGATGGAGTTCTAGTATGGGGCGGGGTTCTTTGGGCGCGAGAATACAACTCTACATCTCAGACAATTAAACTCACCGCCAGAGAGTTCGAGTCCTACTTTGAACGCCGAAGGATTACATCCGACACAGTTTTCACCAGCACCGACCAACTCACGGCTGTCCAGACAATTATCACCAATGCTCAAGCTGCTACAAATGGAAACATCGGAGTGCAGTTAGGTGGCGAAACTTCAGGCGTACTGATTAACCGCACCGTCTATGGCTACGAATACAAGACGGTTTTCTCTCTTATCCAAGATTTATCCCGATCTACTACGGGCTTCGACTTCAACATTTATGTCTATTATGACTCCAACGGCAACCCCGCAAAGCTTCTACGCTTAGGTTATCCGCGTTATGGTCGGGTTTATTCAGCGACTTCTCTCACGGCTCCAGTCTTTGAATTGCCGGGCAACATCATTGAATACACATGGCCTGAAGATGGAAGCACCGCCGCCAATACTCTTTATGCGCTAGGGGCTGGCTCTAACCCCGGCAAGCTCACGGCAACGGCAGTTGATGGCTCAAAGATCGCCGCTGGATGGCCTTTGCTAGAGGATCAATCTAATTACTCAGATGTGTCCGATGCGACCCTGCTCTCCAACCTTGCTACGGGTCAGGTTTCAGTCGTTTCCTACCCACCGACCACAATTAAAATCACAATCCCACCTTATGCTGACCCGATCTTTGGCTCTTATGAAGTGGGGGATGATGCGCGTATCAGAATCCTTGACGACAGGTTCCCGACTCAGCTAGATACCACTTACAGAATCGTTGCCTACAATGTCACGGCTGGGGAGAATAACGCTCCTGAAACTGTAACGATTACACTTACTACAACATCAAACTAGGAGTGACATGGGCTACCTAAACTTTCCGCCTAATCTAAAAGACATCTTTGACGACATCTATGCGCGAGTTCGTAAGTTAGAAACTGCTCAAAGATTTTCAGTTCCAATTGTCGCTACCGATCCCACAAATCGGCGCAATGGGGATATGTGGATCAACTCAACAACTAACACTCTGAAAGTTGTGGACTCGGTTGGTACAATTAGAACTGTCACCATTGTCTAACCCATAACCCGAAAGGGCGCAAATGTTCTGGAATAACGCTAACTCAATTTCAAACACTATTTGGGCAACCCTTGAGAGCATAGTTATTATCGGAACACCTATCTTTTTCATCCTCAAAGGACAGAGAAAACTGGACAAGCGTTTAGACCGTATCGAATACGCACTATTTAACGATGGCAAAACGGGGTTGATTAACAAAGTCGATTCCCTCATCGAGAACCAAAATTACATCAAGACAGATGTAGCAGTCCTCAAAGCGCAAAAAGAGGATTAAAATGACGGATGCTCACGATGGGAATGTGACTCACTCCTACACAATCCACTATCCGGCGCATCCAGCTCGCACCGACGACCCTCATTATGTTGATTTCGACCACTACCACAAGGCAACCCATGACACAGCAAAATGCTCAATCGGAGAACACAGAGATGACTTCTCAGAGTGCAGCCTTGATAAGCCTCTTGAATTACATCACGCGCACATCGAATTCTCATTACAAAACGGGGTCGATCTCACGTGGCTGGAAGTCGATTATCCAGGAGTATCTAACCCTGACGAAGTAGGAAAATGGGTAGAATCGGCAGAGAACCTAGTTTGGCTTTGCGAGTTCCATCATCGCGGTTCAGGTGGGGTTCATGTAGCAGCCGCAAGCGATTTTGAAGCAGAAAAATATGTTCGCAACCTCATCGGAAAGAAGGAAACAAATGGCTAAGTTCAAACTCAATCTCACAGCAAAAGAAAAGGCACTCCTTGAGCATTACTGCTACGGTGTAGTCGCTGCTGGATATGCCGCCTATCAGATTGACCCACACGCAACCGTTAAGCAGATCATTATTGAAGCACTTGTCGGCGGATTGCTCGCTCCACTTTTGGCTCGTATTAACCCAAAGAGCCTTGTGAATACAATCACGAAAGACACAGGCGCACCTGCTCCATTGGTTCAGGCTGGCGTTGATGCCGTACTTGCCGATGCGAATAAGATCGTTGCGGCTGAAACTCCGAAGGCTAAGTAGTAGCATAAGCACACGCCGTTATGGGCTTCGTCCCATGACTTAAAGCCCTGCCCTACGGGGTGGGGCTTTTGTGTTAAGAAGGAGATTAGATGTCCACCGCGCTTGATGTCCTCAATGTAGCTCGCTCGCAACTTGGCTTTCACGCGGGGGCGCAAGATGAAAACCCTTATGGCGACTGGTACGGAATTAAAAACGCGCCTTATTGCGCGATGGGAGTTTCTTGGTGCTTTGCTCAGGTTGGACTCTCTCACCTCATAGCCGCGCAAACTCCTAAAGGTTTTGCCTATAACCCTGCCGCGTTGCCCTGGTTTCAACGGCAAGGGCTAGTTGTCAATAAATACGCCGCGCAACCTGGCGATCTTGTCTTTTATGACTGGAACTCAGATGGCACCGTTGATCATGTCGAGATTATCGAGAACGCTTCTCCAGACGGCATTACCACCATCGGTTTCAATACAGGCAACCCCAATGATGCCGTTCACGAAAGTGGGTGCTGGCGCGTTCATCGCCCGTACTTATTCATTGCCGCGATTGTTAGACCTAAGTACCCAGTACCCCTCAAACCCGTTTCTAAGGGCTCTACGAGCAAGAAGGCGACTGCGGTAGTGGGTGGAACGGGAACAGTCATCGCCGGTGCCACAGGGGTCATGCACAACGGGATGCTGACTACTACCCCAACCGCTTCAACCCCTGCTAAAACTGTATTCGTAGCTCCACCTTTTCCCGTTTCTAAAACCGCCTTCAATCTAGGTCAGCAAAACTCCGCAGTCATGGCAGTTGAGTTGGCTCTTACAAAGGCTGGATTACTCCCCCACCAATACGACACGGGCATTATGAACACCTACGCGCAAGCCGCGCTGGTTAAATATGAGGTCAATCTAGGGCTGAAAGTTACGGGCGCACTTCCGCAGATTATTTACGATCAACTCAAAGGCACACTATGAAATTAAAAGACCACTTCAGGTTTCACATATTCGATGCCAAGCAACTCACGATCGCTATGACTGGCGCGTTCTCGACTTGGGCGGCTACCGGCTTTCAACACGATATGCCCCACCTGGGGTACATCTTGGTCGGCTTTATTACCGGCGGTCTAGTTTCGCATGAGTCTATGGCAAACCCGAATGTAACCCCCGACTCTCACATCGCTACCCCATACCTCGCCAACATAGACGATGGGGGAGTGACCAAGCCGATAGCCATACCCTCAGACCCGTATAAGCCTGAAGGGGCAGATGTCAAGCAGGTCATCAAGATCAACAGCGGGTTGATAAAGGAATGATTTATCTCTGGACTTTTATTGGTTTCCTATTGCTACTTTTAACAATGTGCCTATAAGATCATCCCGTTGGCAACCGCCAATGATCCAAAAAAACTTAACATTGCTCGCTGGCGTGAGTGCTATCAAACCAGCAATAGAACCCTCGTCAATAAAAGGCGGGGGTTTTCTTATTGCGTGTCAAATCGCTTCCCGTAATTATTCTAGGTACGCTTCTCCCTGAAAGGGAGGCAACCAATGGCACTATCCGACTCAATCGAAAAGTTCACCGCTAAAACCTATAAATGCACACTAGCGATCATTACAGAAATGCTTGATAAGAAAGACCGCGAAGTGTTGCTCAACGCTATTAAAACAGGAGTCCCAACTACGACTCTCGTCTCAGCTCTCAGATCAGAGGGTTTCCAAATCGCAGAGGCTACCTTTAACAAACACCGCAACGGGAAATGCTTGTGTCCATCAGAGGACTAAACGAAGTCCTGAAAGACCGCCAAGAAACTTATGGCAGTCCAGAGGAGGCTTTTACCCGTATCGGGCGAATGTGGGGAGCAATCCTTAACACAGATGACATCCCTGCCCACGAAGTTGATCTTATGATGCTCGCTCTTAAAATAATCAGAATCGCAAATAACCCACAACACGAAGACTCTTGGCTAGACCTTTCCGGTTA